TCGAGATTCTGCCGGGTCGCTACGCAGTTCCGTCCGATGCTGGCGTCGCCGTGATGCGCGCTTCCACCGATCAGGGCATCGAGCTGGTGTTCCAGAAGTGGTACGACATCAACACCATGAAGACCAAGTATCGTATCGATACCTTGTTCGGGGTGGTGAACAAGCAGCCCGAGATGTCCGGCATCATCCTGTTCAGCCAGACCTAACCAAGCAGCACGGAGGCTTCGGCCTCCGTCTCTTCATCATTCTGAAAGGATCACATCATGTCTTCAAAAGTCGTTTCTCCTCTCGGCCAGGTTACGGTCGTCCTCGCAGCCGGTGAAAGCATCGCCGTCTTCTCCAAGGGTGTTGCCAACGTCTCGCAGGTGCTCGGTTACCCGAACCACCCGCAGACCGTTTCGCAAATCGGCACCGTCACCAACGGCGAAACCGTGTTCGGCTCGTACGCATCTGGCGCGACCATCATCATCGATGCTGGCCCGCAAGGTGCTCTGTACGAATCCGGCACGGCTCCTGTCGTCACTGGTGCTCGTGATTGGCAGTTGCAGAACGCTCCCGTCGCTCTGGACGCCACTGGCGCTCTGACCTCGGCTGCTATCCTGGGTGGCCTCGTGACCTCGACCACGGCTGCTGCTGTGACGGGTACCCTGCCGACTGGCGCCATCCTGGACGCGGCTGATACCGCCTTGGCCATCGGTGATTCGTTCGACTGGTCGGTCATCGCAACCGGCGCCAATGCCTTCACGGTCGCGGCTGCCGCCTCGGGCCATACCGTCGTCGGCACCATGGCTGTGGCCACGGCAACCTCGGGTCGCTTCCGCACGCACAAGACAGCGGCTGCGACGTACGTCACCTACCGTCTGAGCTAAGACCAACGAGCTGGGTTGGAGTGATCTGACCCAGCTCAGCAGGAGACCACCATGCCACTCAAGTCAGGAAAGAGTAAGAAGGTCATCTCGGAGAACATCAAGCGCGAGATGAAGGCGGGCAAACCACAGCCACAAGCAGTGGCCATTGCCCTCAGCAAAGCGCGTGGTGGTAAACCTGCGCCCAAGTCCACAAAGAAAGGAAAGTGAAATGAGCAAACAATTCCCCGCCCTGGTATACAAGAACAACGGTCCACATCAACGTGCTGGCGGCACGTATGACCACAAATCTGTGGAAGATGAGGCCGAATTTGACGCCGCTTTGACCGACGGTTGGTTCCCTAGCCTGCCCGAAGCCATCGCCGGTGAAACGGCAGTTGTCGCCAAGGAACCCGCCCCGACGCCCGCGACCTCCGCCAAGGCGCCCTCCGCCCAAGCCAAGGCCAAGTCAGCGCCGGCACAGCCCTGGGCCAAGGAGTAACAGATGGCCTGGACTAAGCGGCAATTTATCACCCAGGCGTTCGAAGAGATCGGCCTTGCCGCTTACGTCTTCGATCTGACGCCTGAGCAGATGGACAGTGCGCTCCGCCGCATGGACGCCATGGTCGCCGGCTGGAATGCCAACGGCATCCGCATTGGTTACCCGTTGCCGTCCAGCCCTGAAAATAGCGACCTGGATGAGCAAACCGGCGTCCCGGATTTTGCCAATGAGGCCATTTACCTCAACTTGGCCCGCCGCCTGGCGCCAAGTTTCGGCAAGGTTGTCGACCCGGAGACAAAGGCCGCGGCGGACTTCGCCTATAGCAGCATGGCCAACCAAGTCGCCGTGCCAACCCCTGAGCGGCAAATGCCCGGCACAATGCCCCGCGGTCAAGGCAATAAGCCTTGGCGTACTACCCGAAACCCCTATTTTCCGCCGCCCGCGGACCCTGTGGCCGTCGGGTCGGACGGCGATTTGACATTGGAGTAAGGAGCCCCAAATGGCAACCATTAACCAACTGAGCGCGGTCGACAGCCTGAGCGACGGCGACCTCTTGCCGGTATATCAGACCGCCAACGGGGACGCGCGCAAAGCCTCCCTTTCCGTGCTGGTCTCCTACCTCCTGGGGAAGATTACGGCCAGCGACGACAAAGTTTCGCAGTATGCCGCCCCCTCCGCGACCGGCTTCTCCGTCCAGGTCAATAACGATAGCGACAGCGTGTGGCTGATTCTCACGCCGACCGCTAGCTTTGCCGCCGGCACCCTCGTTTTGCCGGCCGTGGCCAACTGCAAGGACCGCCAGGAGATTTTGGTCAACAGCACGCAAGCAATTACCACCCTGACGGTCAACGGCAATGGTGCCACCGTGACCGGCGCCCCCACCACGTTGGCGGCAAATGGGTTTTTCCGGCTCCGCTTCGACGGCGTTACCAAAACTTGGTACCGTGTAGGCTAAACAGGAGGATCCCGCAATGACCCAACGTCGTGTAATTCCGCAACTAATCGCCGGCATCATCAATGCCAACGGCCAAACCGTGTCGGCTTTTGTTGAAAACTACTCAACGGTCGCCGTGAGCATGGCGACCACGGGTGCCCCGGACGCGGACACCGGTGCACTGACCGCCGGGGACGTTGTCGGCCTCAATCTGTATTACGCCTAAGCCATGCAAATCCCAATCCTCAACGGTATCTATGCGGACGCGACAGCCGATTTCCGGACGTCGTACCCGGTCAATCTCGTGCCGGTGCCCAAGACACAGGGGATTTCCCAAGGTTACCTCCGGCCAGCCGACGGCATCATCAAGCAAGGGGAAGGGCCGGGGGCTGACCGCGGGGGCGTCAATTGGCGCGGGGAGTGTTACCGGATCATGGGGAGCGCCTTTGTTCGCGTGGAGCCCTCCGGTAGCGTTACGGTGCTGGGCTACGTGGCCAACGACGGCAAGCTGGCGACTTTTGATTACAGCTTTGACCGTTTAGGTATCGCCTCCAGCAATGCGCTTTATTACTGGAATGGCACCACCCTTACACAAGTGACTGACCCGGACTTGGGGGCAGTAATCGACTTTGTGTGGGTCGACGGCTATTTTATGACCACCGACGGGGAATTCCTCGTCGTTACCGAGCTGACGGACCCCACGGCGGTCAACCCCTTGAAATATGGAAGCTCCGAAGCGGACCCGGACGAGGTAAAAGGCCTCCTCAAGCTCCGCAATGAGGTGTACGCACTCAACCGCTACACCGTGGAAGTTTTCGAGAACGTCGGCGGTAACCTTTTCCCCTTCCAGCGCATTGAGGGGGCAATCATTCCCCGCGGCATCATCGGCACGCATGCGGCATGTGTCTTTGACGACAAAATTGCATTCTTGGGAAGCGCCAAGAACGAGCCGGTCGCGGTATGGATTGGCATTAACGGGGCTTGTGCCAAAATCTCCACGCGCGAAGTTGACGAAATCTTGCAAGGCTATGAGGAGCAAGATTTGGCCGACGTGCTCCTGGAGTCTCGCATTGACAAAGGACACATGCACCTTTACGTGCACCTCCCCGACCGCACGCTGGTTTATGACCTGGCCGCGACTCAAATCCTGAGTGAGCCCGTTTGGTTCACCCTGTCCTCCGGCGTCAATGGCGTCGCCAGGTACCGGGCGCGCAATCTGATTTGGGCGCATGAGCGTTGGATGGTTGCGGATCCCACGGGCACCGCTTACGGCTACCTCGACAGCTCCACGTCGACCCATTACGGGGACTTGGTTGGCTGGGAATTCGGCACGGCCGTGCTTTACAACGAGGGCCGCGGCGCCATCGTCCACGAGCTGGAATTGGTAGCCCTCCCGGGCCGCGTGGCCGCCGGTAAGGATCCGGTAATCTGGACCTCCTACAGCGTCGACGGGGAAACTTGGAGCGTAGAGCGTGCGGCCAAGTGTGGCAAGCAAGGGGAGCGAAACAAGCGGATCAACTGGCTACAGCAAGGCGCCATGAGACATTGGCGCATTCAAAAATTCCGCGGCAACTCCGACGCCCATTTGTCCTTTGCACGCCTCGAGGCGCGCTTGGAGGCTTTGAATGTCTAGGTCGAAACTGACCCGCAACCAGCTGGCCAAATTCCTCCCCAACCCGGAGGCAATCAAGGCTTTTGAGGAGCTATTGGCGGACGTGGGGACGAAAATCCCCACCGACCTCGAAAGCGTGCAGCTCGGTGCTGAAGTGGCTCAACAGCAGGCTGCCGAGGCACTGGCCGGGTTGGCTTTGGTTGCCCATCAGCTGGCGCTGATGCTGCTTGGCCCAGTTCCGGCTCAGCAAGACCAGCAGATCTACACACCGCCCACCCTGGAGCAGCTGGTTCAGGCAGTGCTTGAGCAACTTTACGCTCCGCCTGCTAGCGACTTGGGCACGATGGCCTCACAGATGGCAACCAAAGTGGCTGTTACGGGTGGCACCATAGACGGCACCGACGTCGGCCAGACGGCACCTGGTAAGGGCAACTTCAACGACTTGCGGACCTCGGACGACACCAACACCTACGGATTGGTCGCCGGCCGCTTCTCGTCTGGTTTTGGCGGCGCGGCTATCAACACGCGGGCGTCATGTACCTTCATGGAGTTGCAGGTTGCCGGCACGGCGGTTGCTCGTCTGATTAAAGCCACTCAAGCGATGTTGGTTGCCGGCGGCGCTGACGACGGTGTCAACAAATTGCAGGTTAACGGCGGGATTGCTCAAGCATTGGCAACTGCCCTCATCACCACTAAAGTCGCAATGAACAACGGCGCCGCCGCAGCGGTAGGAACCCTCAACAACGCCCCGGTTGCGGGTAATCCCACAAAATGGGTGCCTTTCAACGATAACGGCACAACCCGTTATATTCCAACCTGGTAAGGAGTAAATCATGGCAATCACCCTGAAGAACATCATCCCGCGCAAACAGGCTGAAAACGCCCAGACGACACAGTACACTGCCACCAACTGCAAAACTGTCATTGACAAATTCACGGTCACCAACACAACTGGTTCTGCAGCAACGTTCTCTGTAAATTTGGTTGCTTCCGCCGGCTCCGCTGGCGCAGCCAATCTTGTGCTAAGCAACAAATCAATTGCCGCCGGAGAAACATACAACTGCCCGGAACTGGTTGGCCAATCGCTGGAAGCCGGTGGGTTTATCAGCACCTTGGCTGGCACGGCATCGGCTTTGACCATCAGCGCGTCCGGTCGGGAAATTACCTAAACCACATGTTTACAGGTTAGCCCAGGTGTGTTAGGATTCCTACCGCCTGTGGCTAGTCCATAGCAGCTGAGCCGACCGAGCAGCCAGCAGCTCACTACCCTGAAAAGGAGTTGAGTAATTGTTGGCTGTCAATAATTCATCCGGTGATCTTGTCCCGTGCAAAGCGGTTGACGAATTAGAAGATCACATGCTTGACCTTCCACAGGTCGAATGCCCGGTTGCCCACCATTTCGGCCCCGGAATCTACATCCGTGAAGTTACCCTCCCCGCTGGTGCTCTGGCGGTCGGACATGCTCAACGCTACGAGCAGTTGAATGTTATGCTCACCGGTAAGGTGGCCGTTCTTGGTGATGACGGCACGGTGCGGATGTTGCAAGCCCCGATGATTTTCGTGGGTCCTCCCGGTCGAAAGGTAGGCGTGGTGATCGAAACCACTACTTGGCTGAATATCTATGCCACCGAGGAACGGGACATCGATAAACTCGAAGAGATGTTTCTCGATAAGAGTGAAGGATGGGAGTCAAAAAGTCGAACCAAGTTCGAACAAGAAGCGGAGTCCCGTCAACGAGATCGTGATGATTTTTTCGATCTTATCCATATGGCGGGATTCACACCGGAGGTGGTCCGCGCCCAATCAGAAAATCCCGATGATCAAATCCCGATGCCTGACGGTCTCGGTTCTAAAGTCACTATCAGGCCGTCCCCAATCGAGGGGAGGGGGGTGTTTCTTAGCCTCCCCGCTAGTGCCGGTGAATTGATCGGCCCCGCCCGCATTAATGGCCTCCGGACCCCAATCGGTCGATTCACGAATCACTCTAAGACCCCCAACGCCGAGTATCAAAGAACGGAGAACGGCGACATTTTTATGGCGGCCATTAAAGACATTTCGGGGTGCCGGGGCGGGGATCAAGGGGAAGAAGTTACCGTGGATTATCGTCAAGCACTCGCTTTGTCCGGTGTCCGTTTAGGAGAAAAATCATGAGTGGGATTGCCACCGCCGTTGTCGCTGGTTCTGTTATCACCGGGTACATGGCCAGCGAAGCTCAGTCCGATGCTGCCAGCACGGCTGCGAATGCGCAGGGCCAAGCCAGTGCTGCTAGCATTACCGAATCGCGGAGACAGTTTAATGCTATTCAAGAACTCTTGAAACCCTATACCTCCGCAGGAACCAGTGCCTTAACCGGGCAGCAGGATCTTCTTGGACTATCCGGAGCTGAAGCTCAACAGAAGGCGATATCCGGAATTGCTAGCGGACCTCAAATGGCTGCTTTGACGCAGCAAGGCGAAAACGCCATCCTTCAGAACGCTTCCGCTACCGGCAATCTGCGTGGAGGCAACACGCAAGCTGCCCTTGCCCAGTTCCGCCCGCAATTGTTGGCCCAACTAATTGAAAGCCAATATAGCAAGCTGGGTGGTCTGGTTAGCATCGGCCAGAATGCAGCGGCTGGTACTGGGAATGCAGGCCAAGATTCTTCGAACCAGATCATCAACGCCCTGCAACAGCAGGGTGCCGCTTCGGCTGGTGCCGCTCTGGCCTCCGGACAAGCAACGGCCAACATGTGGAGCGGCATCGGTAACACCGCCTCGATGTTGGGGACACTGAAACTCATGGGGAAATTCTGATATGCAGCCGATGAACTACATGTTGGATGTGCAAAAGCCATTCGATACCGCTTTGTCGGGAATTCAGGCCGGTATCGCCCTGAGTAACGCTATGGACCAATCCGCCGCCCGTCAGCAAGAGTTGGCCCAAAAGCAATTCGCTCTCGAACAGCAAAAGCAAATGCAGGCTGACCTCGGGACATTGGCCGCAAAGCAGAACCCGACCGCTCAAGACTTTGCAGCGATCACCACCCGATACCCGTCGCTGGCCGAACATTTCAAAAACACATGGAGCATGCTTAATTCTGACCAGCAACAAGCTCGGTTGGGACAGGCGACCCAAGTTTATGCCGCCCTGAATGCAGGCAAGCCGGACATTGCCAAGCAGTTGCTCGATGAACAGACCACCGCTCTGCGGAATTCTGACAATGAAAAAGACGCCAAGACCACCGAGACTTTGGCCAAGCTGATTGAAATGAGTCCAGAGACCGCCCGTACCTCTACCGGGTTGATGCTGTCTTCCATTCTCGGCCCGGATAAGTTCGCAACTACCTTCTCCACTCTAGCTAAGCTGCCCAGTGAAGTTCGGCAGGGTGAGGCGACCGCGACCAAAACGGAGTATGAAGCCCGCAATACGCCCCAGCGCTTGGACTTGGAGGCCCGTTACAAGGGGGCGGAAATCCGCAACTTGGACAGCCAGGTCGGGGAGCGGGCGGCACGCTTGGGGCTGGACCGGGATAAGCTCCAATCCGAAACGGAGCTTAAATTGTATGAGCTGGGGCAAAAGGCCGGCCAGCTGGACGACGGCGCCCGTAAGTTAATCAACGACAGCACCGTGGCCTCCGTGGCCGCCGACCAATCGTCCGGCCAAATGCTGGACCTTGCCGGCCGCTTGGAGAAATCCGGCGCCGGTTATGGGGCATTTTCCAGCGCGGCCGAATGGCTTAAAGGGACCACCGGCAACCAGGACGCGTTAACGCAAATGCGCCAGGAATACACCCGGCTCCGCAATACGCAAGCAATCAAGATGCTCCCCCCGGGTCCGGCCACCGACAAGGATATCGCGTTGGCTATGAAAGGCTTTCCGTCCGATACCGCGGACTCCTCAACCATGGCGGCCTTTCTTCGCGGCATGGCCAAGCTGAACCAATACAACGCAGTGAACGAGTCTGCCAAGGCCGAGTGGGTCAATTCGGTCGGCCACCTGGGCAAACCGAAGACGGATATCACCATCGACGGGGTCAAGATTCCGGCCGGGACGACCTTTGTGGATTTCGCCCGTCAGTACATGCCGACCAAGACTGAGCAGCGCGGAAAAGAGCAAGGCCAGGCCCAGGTCCCAAACTCCAGCTACATGAAGTGGCTTCAATCGCAGGGGGCTAAGTAATGGCATCCGCGCCGAATAGCTACAAGGATCCATACTGGACACAGCTGGCTTCTGTCACAGAGCAGAAGCTCGGCCTCCCGGAAGGAATCCTCGGGGCCATCGTCACCAAGGGTGAGCGAAGCAATGCTGACCAAGTATCCGAGGCTGCTGCCAAGACCCCATTCCAGATTATTCCGGCAACCCGTGATGCCGCCGTCAAGAAGTATGGCATCGACCCATACCTGAGCCCGGAGAATGCCGCCGAAGTGGCTGGCCTCCTGCTCAAAGACTCGCTGAAGCGTAACGACGGCGATGTCTCTTCGGCCGTGGCGGAGTACCATGGCGGCACTGATCGGGCCAACTGGGGACCGCGCACTAAGGCTTATGTCGCGCGCGTCGTCGGCACCCAGCCGCAGGCATCATCCGGGCAAAGCACCTTCCAGCGCGCACTCAGTCAGCAGCCGCAGGCGGAGCCGGCCAATGCTATCGCCACTATTTATCAGGCATACCAGAGCGGCCAGCTTCCTCCGCAAGAGTCAGCTGACTTCGAGGCGGACGTCAAAGCCGGAAAGATTATGCTCCCGAAGGGGGCTGTCCTCAAAGGGCAGCTCGAGAAGCCGGCCGACGGATTTACCCCGACCATGCTCCCGCAAGCCTTGGCCGATGCCTACGTAAATCGCCAGCTTCCGGACAACGTCCGCGCTGACCTTGAGCGTGATATGAAAGCCGGGATCGTTAAGCTGCCGGCGCGCACTGTCGATATGATCCCTGGGGGGCCGGGCTGGACTCCACCGACGGAGACCACGATTCAACCGCCGCCAGCACCAGAACCCTCCTTCGGGCAGAAGCTCATTGGTGCGGGAGAGGCTGGGCTGACCACACTGACTGGTATGACCGGTGGCACCGTTGGCATGATCGGCGGTACCGGCAAACAGCTTATCCAGAACGTCCTTGATGGCACCTTCGGAACGCGCGAGGCTGCCGACCTGGTCGAGAAGTCCGCCATGGAAGGCGCCCAGGCACTGACCTACATGCCGCGCACCCAGACGGGCCAGGAGTACGCCCAGAACGTTGGCGAGGTCATGCAGCAGACGATTCCCATCATGCCGCTGACCGCGGAGATGGGCATGCTAGGGGCGACCATGCGTAACGCTACCCCAGCTGTCAAGGCTGCCGCGGTCGCTAAGGCTGCCCCCGTTGTCGAGGCCGTCGCGGCCAAGGCTGCCCCTGCCATGGAGCAGGTAAAGGCTGTCGCCGGAAAGATGAAGCAAGCGGTCACCGGCACTCCGGAACGTCCGACCCCTGGGACGGGTGGAAGCATCGGCGCTGCTGGTGTGGATATGGCCACCCTCCGCCAAGCCAAAGCCGAAGAGCTCCCCGTTCCGATTGAGCTGACCAAGGGCCAGCGCGAGCGCACTTTCGAGCAGCAGCAGTTCGAGCGCGAGGTTGCCAAGAACCCGGAGATGGGCGCCCCCATCCGCGAACGCTTCGCAGACCAGAATGATGCCATCTTCAAGAACTTTGATGCCTTCGTCGATATGACGGGCGCGGAGACGGCAGACCTTCGCTCTGTCGGCACTGCCGTAGATCAGGCCATCCGGGCGCGTGCAGCTCGGGACAAGACCAAGATCCGCACTCTCTATAAAGAAGCTGAGAAGGCAGGCGAGTTGGAGCAACCTGTAACCCTGGATGGTGTCGTGCAGCATATCAACGATAACTGGCCGGACGTTGCCACCGCCCCCCTGCTCAAGACTGCCAAAGACTGGGCGATCAAACTGGGCATCGCCACGGAAGACGCGAACGGGAACCTGGTAGCGGCTCCGGTCACTCTCAAGCGCGCTGAAACCTTTCGGCAAGCGATCAACCGCAACACCGACATGGAAGCCACCAACATCCGGCAGGCATCCATTCTCAAGGGAGCAGTCGATCAAGCAACCGACGGTCTTGGCGGCAACCTGTACAAGCAAGCCCGCCAAGCGCGCGCCAAGTTCGCGGCAGACTATGAGAACGTTGGTCTGATCAAGGATCTGGTTGGCATGAAGCGAACCAGCGCTGACCGCGTCGTCGCCTTGGAGAATGTCTTCGACCGCTCTATCAAGAACGGCAGCCTGGACGATGTCCGCCAGCTTCGCCGCATCCTCCAGACCGAAGGCGAGAGCGGCCAGCAGGCTTGGAAGGAGTTGCAGGGCGCTACCGTTCGGCATATCCAAGACCAAGCCTTCGGTGGTGCCTCGAGGGACGTCCGCGGGAACCCGGTGGTGTCTGCCCCTGCCCTGGAGCGAGCTGTCGCTTCCCTCGATAAGTCAGGGAAGCTCGACTTCATTTTCGGCAAGAAGGGCGCCGAGCAGATTCGCCTCATCAACGATGTTGCAAAGGATGTGGCTACTGCCCCTCCCGGAGCGGTCAATACCAGCAACACCGCCAGCGCTCTGCTGACGGCCCTTGATACCCTGACCAGCTATGGCACGACTGGTTTGCCGATTCCGATTGCTCACGCCCTCAAAGCATCTATGAAAGCCATCAAAGACCGCAAAATTCGGGCCCGCATCAACGACGCGCTGGGTGGTTCTGGCAGCAAGGCTTTCTAACCAAGGAGAATTCGATGTACGCTACTCATGCACCCTACCCGCAGTTTACCGATAACAACGGTCGGCCATTGGAGGCTGGTTACATCTACTACGGCGTCACAGGTAAGAACCCGGAAACTGATCCGATTACTGTCTACTGGGACAAGGCTGGCAGTCAGCCGGTCGCCCAACCTGTGCGGACCTCGAATGGCTACGCCGTTCGCGCCGGTACGCCCGCTGACATCTACGTACAGACCGATTACTCCATCAGCGTCAAGGACAAGAACGGCAACCTGGTCTACTACAAGGGTTCAGCTGTCGAGAACACCGGCCAATATCTTCCGGCCATCAACGTCAAAGACGCTGCGTTCGGTGCCGTTGGCGATGGCGTGACTGACGATACTG